CGATTCAGGGTGTGGCCCCTCTGTTGATGAACAACGTGCAGAAGGCGGACCCCCTGAACCAGTGGGCGAAGGCACTCAAGGCGATGACCAAGAAGCGGGTTAAGACCGACGAGGACCTGGCGGAGATCGCCCGCATCGAGTGGTGTGGCGGCCTCTACCTCGGGGCGGATGGCTCGCCCTGCCTCACGGGGGAGGCGATCGAAGCCACCATCAGGGAGGGGGCGAAGAAGTCGAAGGAGGGGAAGAAGGTTCAATCGGGCGTGTTCGTGCAGCAGTCGTTCCCCCTCCTCTACGATGGTCCGAAGAACCCCGACAAGATGTGGGCCGCCGACAAGTACCGCGACACACGGCGGGTGTGCGTGCAGACTCGAAGCGTGATGCGGACGCGGCCGATCTTCCACGAGTGGGCTTGCGAATTTGTCGTCCACTTCAACCCCTCCGTCTGCTCAGAGATGGACATTCGGGGGTGGTTGGAGGTCGCGGGCGAACTGGTCGGCATGCTCGACTACCGCCCCCGCTTCGGTCGGTTCAACGTGATCTAATGGCATGGTGTGGTGGGGCTCGACACGGTTGGCAGGGCGGGGTCGGGCAAGGTGGTGTACGGTTTGGCTTGGACTTTTCAACTCGTACAACTCACGACGGGGCGAGGCTCGTTACGGCCCGTTTCGGGGTGGTGTGGTGGGGTGTCGTGAGGTGGGGTTCGGATTTTAGACCCGTACAACTTGCGGCCCGGCTGGGACCGGCAGGGACCGGCAGGGCAAGGTCTGGCTTGCAAGGTCGGGTTCGGCTTGGACTTTTTTCAACCCGTACAACTTGCGGCGGGGCTGGGCCTGATGGGGCTTGGCTTGGCGATGTCGGGCTAGGTGAGGCTTGGAGATTTTTTCGACTCGTACAATTGGAGACGACATGGACATTCAGCGACTGCGAAACCTCACGACGGGGCGATTGCACACGAAGATGGAGCACATCTACGAAGACCTCGAACTCATCATCGGCGAAACCGGATTGATGACTCACATGCTTCCGGGCGTGATTCAAGCGGTGGAACCGTGGTTGCGGGAGCAAGTCAAGGACGAGCGTTTTTGGGATGGCGAGTTTGACCAAACGCACACTGGGGAGTTTCCATTGCCAGAGTCAACGGAGGAAGATCGGGCCGCGATGTTCGAGCAGTACCAGTCGCAGCCGAATCCGTTGGCGGGCAAGGAAGTGATTACGGTCGTGGTTTAGCATGCGTACAACTCACGGCTGGGCACGACCCGGAAGGGTGGGGCACGAAATGGCTCGGTCGGGCTCGGACCGGTTTGGTTTGGAGATTTTTTCGACCCGTACAACTCACGGCTGGGCCGGGCGCGACTTGGCGCGGAATGGGCAGGCTGGGTGCGGTTCGGCTTGGAGATTTTTCGATGGAAACGACTCAACGTTGGCCGGTGGACTTCGACGCCGTCAAGAAGGGGGACTCGTGGTCTCCCGCTCAATTGGAGGGGATCATCGGCAAGCCACGCGGGACGGACGCCTACCGAATGGGGGTCCTGAAGTTCTGCCAGCGGGTGGCCGACGAATTGGCGGACCGCGATCGGCCCGCCACCGTGGCCGAGGTGAAGGGCCACGTCCGAGTGCTGACGGACCCCGAAGCGAGTGAGCACAACGCCCGCTCGTTTTCGGCCGGCTTCCGACGGGCGAAACGATCGTTTCGCCGAACGCAACAGATCGACGCGGCGAACCTCGACGCCGCCCAGCAAGAGCGGCATACGAACAGGCTGGCCGTCTTCGGGGGGATGTTGCAGGCTGCTGCGGCGGCACGGAGGCTGCCGCCCCTCACACCTACGGTTCGACGCGTCCCGCAGGTGCCGGTCGGTGAGAAGAAAGAAACGGAGTGGCCGGAGTAGGCATAATTCACGGCAAGATGCGGCACGGCGGGACGCGGCCCCGGTCGGGCGGGGCGTGGCCGGGCAAGGCGCGACTTGGTTTGGACTCTTTTTCGACTCATACAACTCATGACGCGAGGCAGGACGCGGATTGGTAATGTTGGGTTCGGCATCGGCTGGGTTCGGATTGGTTTGGACTTTTTCGACTCATACAACTCTGGGCCCGGCCGGGCTGGGACTGGCGGGGCTCGGCGGGGCTCGACACGGCTTGGTTTGGACTTTTTTAGGAGCACGAAGTGAAGATCAACACAACAGCAAAACCCACCCGACCGCGGATCGTGATCTACGGTCAGGAGGGGGTCGGCAAGACGGGCTTCGCCGCCCGCTTCCCCTCGCCGATCTTCGGCATCTCAGCCCGCGAAACCGGGTTGCAGACGTTGATTCAAGCCGGGCTCGCCCCGGACGACACCCCCCACACCGACGCCATGCAAACCTGGGGCGACGTCATGGAACTGGTGGGGTATCTGCTGAACGCGGACCACTCCCACAAATGGGTCGTATTCGACACCGGCGGCGGGGTGGCACAGCTCTACTACGAGTTCGTCCTGTCGGCCGAATTCGGCGGCGACCCAGAGAAGTTCGGAGCCTACGGCCGGGACAAGTACTACCCCCACACGGGATGGAAGACGTTTCTGTCGATCCTCGACCGGCTACGCGACGTCCGCGGGCTCGGGATCGTGATGCTGGCCCACGCCTCGGTCGTCAAGCACCGCAACCCGGAGGGGGCCGACTTCGAGCGAATGGCCGCTCGCTTCCCCCTCCAACCGCTGTGGGACATGACCTACGCCTGGGCGGACGTCGTCGGCTACGCCAAATTCGATGACGTGATCACCCGCGAGGGGGAGGGGACGTTCGCCCGGGGCAAGGCCCGCGGTGGGCGGACCCGGTCGCTGAACTTCGTTCGGTCCCCCGGGTTCGACGCGAAGACACGCTACACGCTGCCGGCCACGATCCCGATGGGGGATTCGGCCGACGACGCCTACCGGGGGTTTATGGCTGCCTTCGCCGAGGGTCTGCCCAAATCAAAAAGCTCGACCGTGCGGCGTGACGCGGCGAGCCCCCCGACGGTGGAGCGTCCACCGTCGGGGGACGACATCTCCGGCATCGTGGTCAACGGGTCGTCGAAGCCGAGCAACGAGTTCGCGGGCGACGTCAACGAACTGCGAGCCACGCCGGCGCCCGCAGAAGACGTGCCGTGGTAGAGCGAACAATGAAAATCACGGTGAGCGACTTCTTGAATCCGCTTCCTGACGATCCGGTCTTTCGTTGTCTATCAGACGCGATAGTCCACGCGAAAAAGGAGTCACAGCACGACGGAAACGACCCTCGCGCTGTGTGGATTGATGACGAATTGCATTGTGTGTTTCTTCGAGGTTACGAATTGCGGCCCGTGTAATTAGCAGGGCGAGACTACCTATAGGAGGTTCTATCGTGTCCGATTATGAGAGCGACGATCTGGGCTTCGACGTACAGTCAACCGAGCCGCAAGAAGAGCGGCAGGTACTCCCACCGGGGGAATACAAGTGCGTGATCGTGGCATCGGCCGTCGAACGCTACGGTGAGGGCAAGTGCGTGGCGTTGCGGCTCCAGGTGGCCGAGGGCGAACACCAGAATCGGCTGATCTTCGCCCGCCACGCGGTCTTGCACCCCTCGGAACGGTGCCAGCAGATCGGCCGGGCGATGGTCTCGAGCTTGGCCCGCGCCACCGGGGTCCTGTCCCCCGACCGGGCCTCGGAATTCCTCGATCGGGTGGTGATCGCCAAGGTCAAGGTCAAGCCCGCCAAGGGCGAATATGGCCCCTCGAATGACGTGTCGATCTACAAGCCGGTGGGAGGGGACCTCTCGAAGCCGCAGACGATGACCATTCCGGCGCCTTCCGCCACGACGGACGTGCCGGCCAACCCGTTCGAGTGATTCAAGGATCGCAGGGAGCAACGCGGGCGGAGCCCGCCTGCAGGGATGCCAGGACGGACCCGACGACGGATCGGCCGGCAGTGGTCACGGAGGCCGCTGCCGGCACTTCTGAGGTGGAACATGATGGGACGCGACGACGGAATGCAGCCAACGTTCGTTTGCCTCGACGAAGAGATACTCCGCAAGGCAATTGATATTTGCGAGGTTGCAATCGAAAACACAAGCGACCTGCTAATTGTTTCCATCGCATGCGGCACGGTAACGAAAAAAGATAAATTGATGGTGGCTCGATACGAGGCGGAAATTGCGGAGGCCAAGAAATGCCGCAATCTGCTGAGGGTATCAATTGGATGGCCGCCCATCGAATAGTAGGTTCCCTGCATGTCCCTCCGATGGTATCAGACCGACGCCGCGAACGCCGCCCTGGCGGCACTTCGCGATTCCCCGTTGGTGGAGATGCCCACGGGCTCGGGAAAATCGCACGTCATCGCCGAAGTGGCCCGCCGTGTCCACAAACAATGGGGGGTCGAAACGTTGGTCCTGGCCCACCGAAAGGAACTGCTCGAACAGAACGCGGCCAAGATCAGAGCGGCCGGCATCGAGTGCGGCATCTACTCCGCCGGGTTGGGGGTCAAGGATTCCCACCAGCCCGTGATCTGCGCGGGGATTCAATCGGCGACCCGATCGCCGGAACGGTTCGAGGGACGAAAGCTACTGATCGTTGACGAAGCCCACCTAATCCCTTCGGACGGGGAAGGCATGTATCGCAAGTTGATAGGATACCTACGCGAACGGAATCCCAACCTCCGGTTGATGGGCTTAACCGCGACGCCGTTCCGACTCGACAGCGGCAAGCTGTGGGGCGAGGGGCAGATGTTCGGCCGGCTGGCCTACACCGTGCCGACCCGCCGGCTGATGCAGGAGGGATGGCTCGCCCCCCTGACCAACTCCGCCGGGCAAGCCACGCCGGACACCAGCCGGGCGGGGCTCGTGGCAGGCGAATTCGTGGCGAAGGAAATGGCCGAAATCTTCGCCCCGGCCACGCCCGATTGCGTGCGGGAAGCCATCGCGGCGGCCGTGGGGCGGTACTCGATCCTCGTGTTCACCTCGGGCGTCGAGCACGCCGAGGAAGTAGCCCACCAACTGGAGAAGGAAACGCGTGACGAAGTGCGGACCGTGACGGGCGACATGCCACCCCTCGAACGAGCGTCTGCCATCGAATCGTTCAAAGCGGGGCGAGCGCGGTGGCTCGTCAACGTCGACGTGCTCACGACTGGCTTCGACTGCCCGCGGGTCGACGCGATCGTCCTGCTGCGAGCCACGGCCTCGCCCGGGCTGTTCGTCCAGATTTGCGGCCGCGGGTTGCGAACGGCCCCCGAAAAGACGGACTGCCTGATCCTGGATTTCGGCGGCAACCTGAAGCGGCACGGGCCGATCGACGCCCCGAACATCCCCGGCCAGTGGAAGCGAGAGCAACGAGACAAGAAGGGGCAGCCGATCGTCAAGCCCTGCCCCGCCTGCGGCAAGGATTGTGCCGCTCGGGCGAAGTCCTGCGAGTGCGGGTTCCGTTTCCCCGAACGGCTGGAGGCTCGCGACGCGGCCAGCGGCCTGCTCGCAGACGAGGCGGCGGCAACGCTCGACGTCGTCCGAACGGAGTGGATGCGGTGGGAAAAGAAGGGCAAGCCAAACGCCCCTCCGACATTGCGGGTGACATACTGGACTACCGAAGAGGCGGTCTCCGAATGGGTGTGCTTCGAGCATACCGGCTTCGCCCGCACGAAA